ACACATCCGACCTGACCGTCTGGAACATGCATCAGCTGCAGGCCAGACAGGACTACCTCAAGGCGATGGACAGGTCCGTGACCAACAGGATCAAGCAGAGGGACGGTGCCGTGAGGCAGGCGATGATGCGGCACAACATGGATCTCGACGACAACGCCACCGATTACCAGAAGGAGTTCTACAACCTGCTGGCCAACAACAGGGACGGTTCAAGGAACTACAACAGCAGTGCGTTCGACGCCCAACTGGACGAATACGGTATACCGTCTGATACGCCGTCACTCAGGAAACTGTCCCTGGCGGTGAGCGACAGGCTGGCCTCGGGCGACCTCAGTCCCGAGCACAGGGCGATACTGGAGGACATGCAGGACAGGATCCTCGATGCGGTGCTGGACAGGGACGAGGATGATCTGGGGATGTTCGACACCCGCGGCAGGCAATCCATCGCGGATCGCATAGGAGCCAGGATGAGGGACCGTTTCGGGGGCATGTTGGATCCCGACAGCGATCTGAACAGCTACGATTGGACGACGGATCTGACCCCGGAGATGATGGGGCCCCTATCCGATGATGAGAAGCAGAGGACCCTCAATGACCATCGCAGGCTGATGGGCATGTACAACTTCGACCAGAACAGACAGTTGCTCGGCAATCTGAGCAAGTACCTGACTGCGGCAGGCCGTTCATCCGAGTTCCCGGCATTCAGGCAGATGACGGAGAGTCTGTTGGAAGAGGATGCCGATACCCGCAAGTCGGACATCGTCAGGCCCGGAGAGGGATCGTGGGCACCTATGAGGGACGTTCTGGGCATGATGGTGAGCAGGAATGCCACCAACAAGCGCGATGCAGCGCAGAGGATCATCAACAGCAACCTTAACAACGACCAGCTCCCCAGGGATCTCCTGAGCATGACCGATGACGACCTCTGGAACACATACGGGGGTCAGGGGATGGACGATGTGATCCCGGATTGGATCGCAGCCAGGGACAAGGAGCTCCTTGCCAGGAGGGAGCTGGAGGATCTCAACCCAGCGGTGCTCATGGATATCGCCAGGAGGTACAAGGACCCGATCGATCGCAGAGCTGCACTGAACAATCACTACAGGCGGATCAGACAGATGTTCGGCCTGGTTTGAGGAGTCGAAGTAAATAAACCACGAAAACATCCTTTACATGGTCCGAAACGGCTCCGGACCGGCGGGGTGTACCTCCCCCGCCCTAAAAGGTGATATGATGACATTCACAGAGAAGATCGCACAGATGCGTGACGGCGGAACAGTCGTCATGGACAAGGATTACGAAGAGGCAGTCACCGTACCATACGGTGCAAAGGTCACCATCGACCTCGGCGGACATACATTGACCGCTCCCGCAGGACAGACGGCGCTATCCGTCATCAATTCCCAGGTCAATGTGGTCAATGGAACCATCAGATCGAAGGGATCATCTGCCATCAGGGTCGGTATGCCCGGAGCGACAGTGACGTCCTCCCTTGTACTCGGCTCCGATGTGGATATCGTCACCGAGGAGTACGTGGCCGTGTTCCTTGCCGCCAGGGCAGACCTCATCACATCCGCTAACATCACTGTGACCGGAAAATGGGGATGTATCCAGGGTAACGGAACCGAGACGTATTGGAACAATTCCGCATCCATCGTCGGAGGAACCATCAAGTCCGATGGAACCGCGATATACTGGCCCCAGGTCGGTTCCCTTTCGATAAAGAATGGAACTATCACCGGATCCACCGGAATCGAGATGAGGGCCGGATCGCTCCTCATGAGCGGAGGTACCGTCTCCGGTACGGCCGCACCCACATCTGTGGCACCCAATGGAAACGGTACGACTTCGGATGGAGTCGGAATCGCCATCGCACAGCATACCACCATGAAACCCGTGGCCGTCAACATCACCGGCGGAAAGATCTCCGGATATTCCGCAGTGTACCAGAGCAACCCCGAGGGCAACCCTCCGGAGGCCGTCGGAATGGTCGGAATGAGTCTCAGCGGAGGAACATTCGAGGCCATCAACGGCGGAACCGTAGCGGTTTATGCCGAGAACACCAAGGGATTCATCACCGGCGGAACATACAACACCAATCTCGACGAATCCCTGGTATCGCCAGACATGATGGTCGGACAATCCCCCGATGGAGGGTTCATCATCAACAGCACCGCATGGCATTCCGTGGACGGAGGAGTCATGGGTGGCGGATTCGGAGGACTCAGGAGATCCATCCTGACATGCGATGCTCTGGAGTACAAGACGGGAGGATTCAAACTGCCCCTGATCAATTTCACACTGGTCGCAGTCATCGGCGCATCCGCCAAGAACGGTGTCGATGCGTGGTATGACGAATCCACCGGAAACATCCTTCTGTACAGGTCCGGAAAAGAGGTTTCCGGAACCATCGAGAAGCTGACTCTCGTAATGGTCGGACACTGATTATTTATAGCCCCCTCCGCCATCTGGAGGAGGGGGTGCCCCGGCTTTCTAGATTTCACCGTGGGTGTCCCCATCGAGGTACACCCATGGACATATTCGCACGCAACAAGATGGAATACCGGCCTATCGAGGTATTCAAGGAGTATGAGAACAACCCCCGTCTCAACAGGGCCGCCATCCCCAAGGTGAAGGCCAGCATAGAGAACTTCGGGTTCCTGGTCCCGGTCGTCGTGGACAAGGACAACGTCATCGTGTGCGGACATACCCGCGTCAGAGCCGCCAAGGAACTGGGATTCAAGGAACTGCCGTGCATAGCCGCAGAGGACCTCACACCCGAGCAGGTGGACGCATTCCGTATCGCGGACAACAAGGTGGCCGAATTCGCAGGTTGGGATTTCGCCAAACTGGAGATCGAGCTGGAGAACCTCAAGACCTCTTTCGATATGGAGGATTTCGGATTCCAGCTGGAGGATCTGGATTTCTCGTTCGAAACCCCCGTCCCCGAAGAGGCTGACGGGATCCCCTCGGGCGGAGACCGTCTCGAGATGGGCGAGGTCGATGACTCCTACGAGGGGCCCGACTATGAGATGCCGGGCGAGTTCCCCGAGACCATGGGGGACCTCATGTCCAAGGGAGAGATCATGGAAGTGGGATCCCATAGGGTGTTCTGCACCGATCCCGATGACAGCAGGATGCTGGATAGGGCCCTGGAAGGAGTGTCCGAGGATTCCGTGATACTGTTCCTGCCCCTTACCGGCGACCGTGTCACTGCGGTGGCAAGGTTCCTCAGCGACCATCCCGAATACAAGGTCCGCGTACTCGATCCGAACCCTCTGGTGTGCAGGGATATCGTGGATGCGATGGTGGAGAACGAAGGTTGTAAAGCGGAGAAGATATTGTAAAACGTGGGGACCGATGGGATACGATGCAAGATCCCCACGCGCACAATCATATATTTCATATCATATTTAAATATGATTCTGTGTCGTATCGGGATATATCTAACCCAATCGGATAGCATACCCAATAATTAAATACGGTACATGGAATTGCGCACAAGCACTTATCGAAAAAAGGGATACGATGGATTCTAAGACATTTCGCAAACAGATGGTGGGACTCACCCTCCAGATCTCGAAGAAGGGGCAGGTCTCCGACGGGATCTTCGAGTACGGACTCATCACCACATCGGGGTTCAAGACCTCCGATGGCAGACTCATCGATATGGAGGCGGTGCTGTCCTCCAAATTCTCCGAACCGCAGCGCCTGCTCATCCTGGAGATGATCAATGGAGGCATAGAGACCGCTGTGGGATGCAGACCCGGTACAGTCACACTCAAATCCGAGGTCAAAGAGGAGATCACAGCTGAATCACTGGAGAAGCCGGAAGAGGTCGGAGAGGATGATTACACCATCATCGATGGGAAGCCCATCATAGCGGGATGTGCACCGGTGAGGGTGTCCGACCTGTATGACAGCATACCTGCCCTGTATCCCGATCTGCCTGGAAAGCTCTACTACGACGTGATGGCGGAGAGGGAGATGGTGGACGTCTCCCTGTTCAGGGAGTTCGGGAGCAACGGCATGGTGGTTCCCATAGAGGATCATCATCTGTCCATGTACCACATCGACCTCCAGAAGAGGATGAGGGAGGCAGGATTGGATTGTCGCAAGATGCCATCGAACCAGGTGATGGACGAGGTGTTCTCACTCATGGCCAACCTGGACCGCAGGAATGCGTTCAGGGACTGGTTGGAGTCCCATGAATGGGATCAGGTCCCCAGGATAGGGACAATGTTCCAGAGATACTTCGGAGGGACCGCCCCATACCTGGCATCGAAAGAGGATGAGGACCTGTATCTGGAAAGCGTCGCCAAGGCATGGCTCATAGGCGGCGTGGCCAGGGCGTACCATAAGACACAGCATGATGTGGTCCCGCTTCTGATATCCACCGAATATGGTAATGGAAAAGGACAGGGAATAGGAAAGGGACAGGCCTTACGTTTGTTGGCGGGTGATGACTCGTGGTACAGGACCGTGAACACAGACGTCAAGGATGAGGCCAGGTTCCTGGATGCCGCCCGTGGCGGATTGATCGTGGAACTTGCCGAATCCACACAGATCAGGACGAACGACAATTCCACTCTGAAATACTTCATCTCCAAGGATGCCGATTATTTCCGCAAATCATACGGAAGGTATTCCGGAGAGTACCCGCGTCACTTCATCCTCGTCGCAACATCAAACCATGAACAGAATTTCACCGACCTCACAGGGTCAAGACGTTTCTATCCCATAATCTGCAATGCTTCCATCGTCAAGGACAACAAGACCTACATCCCCGTCCACGGACGCCCGCGTACCGTACAGTACGAGGTGGAGCAGATCTGGGCCGAGGCCCTCCATCTGTACAGATGCGGCCACAGGCCCCATGTGTCCGGTCGTGCCGATGAATTGGCCGCTATCATGCAGGAGGCAGGTGCGGTGGAGAACCCGGGCGTGGCATACATAGACAGCTATCTGGATGATCCGCAGGGGCAGTATTTCGAGATCGGCTCCAAGGTCACCAAGGAGATCATCATGAGGGACCTCTTCAACTGCGTGGGGATGCCCACGGTGGACATGGAGAGGGCCTGGAGGGCATGGAAGGACGGCAGCTCCTGTTGGAAATCCAAGCAGTTCAGGAACTACGAGACAGGAAAGACCACAAGAGGATTCGTCAGGATAACCGCCCCCGGCACCACTGCCAACAGGACCGTCAAGCTCAACCTGGTGGATGCCAAGGTCTATGAGGAGGACATCGAACCCCGGATCCTTGCGGAGATGGACGAAGTCACCCGCAGGAGAGTGCTCGGTATCCATCCCGAGGCATATCTGGAGGAGGACGAGTACATAGTCCCTGATGACAATGACTTCGAACCAGAAGAGTATGTCGAGATTCCTGGAGAGCAGGCATCCGACAGGGAGGTCATCGAGGAGGTCAAGGATCCTCACACCATCATGAACAACCTCCTGATGATCGGAGCCTACACAGGAAAGGACCAGCGTGTGGATGTGGAGGTCTTCGGAGAGGAGGCCATCAATGCCCTGGTCGAGAACGGCTGGATATACGATCTCGGCCTGGATGGTGAACACGAGTACTACGTGAACAGGATGCCTTGAGATGTACAGACTGGCAGCACATCAGGAATATGCCGTCCAGATGATGATGTACTCGGACAAGCTGGCCCTGTTCTACAAGCCAGGCACCGGCAAGACCATGTGTGCGTTGGCAACCATCTTCAAGCTCTGGAAGCGTGGAGAGGTACACAATGCACTGGTCGTATGTCCCGCATCATTGGTGGGCAATTGGAAGAAATCCATTGATAAGATGAAGATGTTCGAGGGGTTCCCCTCTGAAGAGGTGGATGAATTGAAAGAGATCATCCACGTCACATCGTTCCAGAAGATGTACAAATCCGAGAAGATCTCCAAGGTCGCCAAGAACGGCGACAGGAAGGACAAGAAGGTCGTGCATCTGCGTCCGGAAGTGGACCATGAGTGGGATATCGTCATCGTGGACGAATCCCATGCCATCGGCTCCCATTCATCGGTACAGACCAAGGTCATGCTCGCCCTTGCACCGTACTGCAAGCGCAGGTACATCATGACAGGTACACCGGTCACAGGCGGAGGAGGGAAGGAGGATTTCCAGAAACTCTTCGGACAGTTGTCCTTCCTGGACCCGGGTGTCTTCAAGAACTGGACGGATTTCTGCAGCAGATACGTGGTGAGTTACGACAGATGGCACAAGCCACGCAACTACCGGACCACCGAGTGTCGTACCCTGATGCAGAACTATGGGATATTCGCTCTGCTGGAGGATTGCTACGACCTCCCGGAATCCACGGATACCCTCATCCCCTGTGAGCTCGCGGAGAAGGGTGTGTACAAGGATTTCAAGGAATCCAGATGGCTGCAGCATGGTGTGGACATCATCATGGCCGGTACCCAGTACCCTCGGTTCGCCCAGATATGCTCCGGATCCCTCAAGAGGGATGATGGCAAGGTGACCATCATGAAATGCTCCAAGGACGCCGTATTGGCAGACCTGCTGAACGGTACCGACGATAAGGTGGTGGTCTTCTGCAATCTCAGGGCATCCATTGACAGGTGCGCGGAGATCGGACGCAAATGCGGACGTGATGTGGTGATATTCGATGGACGTTCCAAGGGGGACACATGGATGGAGTTCCAGGACGGTCCCAAGAACATGATCATCTGCCAGTATCAGGCAGGAGGTGCCGGATTGGACCTGTATGCTTCTCATACCATGATCTTCTTCGAGCCCACGTTCTCCGCATTGCTCCTGGAGCAGAGCGTTGCAAGGATCATGAGGACAGGTCAGAAGAACAATTGCACCTACTACTATCTGACCACGCCCCATACATTCGAGGATGATATGTGGACCCTTGTCCGCAACGGAGTATCCATCACCAACACTACGATGGAGGAGTTGGCGAGAGGAATCACACCTGCTGAGATCATTCAGAAACATCTCGATGGAAGTTACCCGTAACCTTAAATAGGTTGCATGTATACATGGAATTGCACTCGGAGATGAGTGCAGGAAATGTATATGGACGAAACAGAACAGATGGAGCAGTTCGTTGAGATGGAGGATGAGTTCCAGGCCGAAGTGTCTGAACCCGCCCCTATCAGCAACTTCACTGCCTTCAGGGCAGAAGTCTGCAAACAGGATTGGACCGATGATAAGATCTTCGGGACTGGTAGCAACACCGCTGCCAAATACCCCTACCTGTCCGCAGACAAGGTCAAGAGGACCGTGGCCGGACTTCTCGCCAAGCATCACTTGGAGATGGAGGTCAACTACCATGATCTGATGAAACAGCCCGAGTGTAACGGACAGCCTGAGCGCTGGACCGTCATGCTCACCGTACGCCTAACCGATATGGATACCATGATGTCCATGTCCGATACAGTCTATGGAGAGGCCGGGGACCGTGCCGACAAGGGGGTTTCCAAAGCCATGACCGTGGCCCTGAAGAATTATTGGACTCAGAAATACGACATTGCAGACGGAATCTTCAGTTTTGAGGACGATCACATCGGAACCGGGTCATTCAAGCCCAGGTCCGCAGAGGATGCAATCGAGATCAAATCCCAGATCGCATCCAATGCACTCCCCAAGCCCCCTGCACAGAAACCTTCCATGCCCCCTGCACAGAAGCCCCCTATGCCTGCACCCAAGGCTCAGGCACCCAAAGAGGAGCCCAAGGAAGAGGTCAAGGAGGAAGTCCCCCAGGAACCCGTGAAGGAGGTTGCAGAGCCTCCTGCACCCAAGGAGAACAAACCCAAGTATGAGATCAAAGGAGTCCACAAGGAGGTCATCGCCCGCATGCTCAGCGAGGGCCGTGGAAGAGAGGACTACGATGATATGCAGGCCGCATACGAGGCCATCGATTCGCAGGATGCAGTCGTGGAGTTCATCAGGACCTATGGAGTGAGATGATGGCTACCCAGAGGAAGTATGAGCCCCCCAAGTGCGGATACACCATCGAAGGTGCACACATCCGTACCGACGGAACCATCAGGAACAAGGTGTCCGGAACATTCGTGGCACCCATCCTCGGCATATCCCCATTCAGCTCGCCTTTCAGGACCGCCTGTGCCCTGCTCGGACTCACCAGGGAGGATATCTCCGGTAAGGCCCCTGTGGTTACCGGACAGGTCCTGGAGGAGAGGTTGATCGAATTCGCCAATGAGCGCTATCACCAGTATGGCACCTTCATACCTGCAGAGAAGATCTACGGGGCACGTGAGGGAGACCACGACGACTGGGCCTCTGATTTCGATGACGAGATCTTCGCAGGTCACGTGGATGGTATCGTCCAGAATGATGATGGTCTGATGAGCATCTTGGAGGTCAAGACCTCCGGTAACTGGGAGTCATGGGCCAACGGAGTCCCTGAGTACTACTGGTGGCAGGTTGCACTCTACAATCTGTTCATCACACAGTCCTATGAAGCCTATGTCATCCTCGGGATGGTGGATTCGGAGACACATAAGGACCCCCTCGCATGGGAGCTCACAGACGAGAACGTCAATGTGTTCCGTATCGAAATGGATGCGGACAAGGCCATAGAGGGAGTGGTGAAGGTCAAGGAGTGGTACCAGACATACATCATGAACGGAGTCACGCCCGATTATGATCCCACAGACCCTCGTGACATCGAGGTGTATGACTACCTGCTCAACTTGACCAGCGACGAAGAGACCATACAGGATCTTATCGATCAAAGAGCCGAGCTCAGGGAGGAGATCGATCGTGTGAAGAGGCAGATCGCCCCTCTGGAAGACAGGGAG